GTCAATGCGGTTGGAATCCATCCCGGGTCTGACCTTTGCACCGCACTTGCGCATGATCAGATCAAAACAGTGGCCCATGAATTTTCTGGCATCATTAACGCTTGCAAACCGGTAGGTTTTGGCATCATGTTTCAGCACATGATCAAAATTATCCCGGTCCCGGCGGTTGAGATCCCCTAACGTGGTGTCGCTGCTGTAGGCGGTTTCGCGTTCTGGCATCAGTCTTCCTCCCTTATGTGTGTAAGATGAACCACATCACCAATCCTGGTCGCGCGGAAAAGCTCCTCATCGGCCCGTGACAGTGCGCGCAACATCTGGTCGCTGTATTTCACACCACCTATTACCCAAACATTTTCACGAAACTGATACCCACGAGTTTTTGACATTTGCCAGAACAGGAATTCGATAGGAAACAGTGCCGCCTTTGCAGCTATTCCCCACCACGGCAACAATGTGCCTGGTTCAATATTCCTGCACAGCCACTCCCAGATTGATTCTCTCATTGACTTTTTCATTCATTCTCCTTGTCTATGAAATCAGGCCCGGGTGTTTCCTCAAACCTGACAAAATCAATAGTTTCTCTGCCCTCAAGCAGCGCCTTGGCTATCCTGTGCCTGCCGTCCATCACATAGCCTTCATCGTCTAAGATAATGGGATAGGACATGTCTGCATCCAGAACGGCCTGGACGTGGCCGACAAAGGACTTCATGCTGTCTATGTTCGGGGCCAGGCGGTAAATGTTCAGCCCAGATATGGGCATGGTCTGAACCGGCAAATCTTTGGCTTTATCAATCAGCCGGGAAACATACCAACGCTTTTCATCATCGCTGAATATCTGCTTGTCGAACGGGTGCGGGTGTTTTATTTCGATCTTCATTATTTTCCCCGACTAAGTAGTACGCCGAATATTCATTAAGGTTTTCGAGCTCAGTGAAAATACAAGCCCCGCACAGCAGACCCGCCTCAGTAGGGCGTGTTTTGTCTGGACGGATACGCTCCCAAATTACATCCGGCACCATCACATCGACTTTATAATCCTTCCCACATCTATGGCAGAAACAGCTCATTACACCACCTGGAAATCCTTCCCTGATTGCTTATTGCCTGCCCCGTCAGCCTCCTGCCCGGTTTCCGCCTCGACCTGCTGTTGCTGCTGCTGGATCACGGCCCGCTGCATCCGCATTTCCAGTTGTTCTTTCGTGGGAACAATGTCGTCAGACTTAAAATCCGCTCCCTTGAAAATTTCTTTCATCATCTGGGCCAGGCCGGTCCGCTGGACCACTTCCAGGGCGGCCGGCCGGCTCAGGACCACATCAAGCAGCTCATTTCTCCGGATCTGCGCCTGTTCCTTTTGAACAAGAGCGCTCGATCCCTTGGCAATCAGCTTGATATCCCCGGTGTAATAGTCCGGGTCTTTGAAATACAGGAGCTGGAATTCATGGGTTTTGATAATAGATGGAGCGATGATCCCCTTGTCCACGTTGCGGACTACCTGCTTGATCCCACGTGCGGCGTTGTTCATCATCATGGTGAACCCGGTCGCGGTCCCCAATGCGCCGCCCTTGGCTTCACCACCATATGCGTACTTTGGCACACCGGTTTTGTTGTCTGCTTCCTCGGAAAAGAACCTGTAAACTTCCATCAACTCCTTGGCTACAGACGGCGGCATGAAAAATTGAATGGGCGCTCTTGTGCCGTTGCCCATTGCAGCCTCGCCGTTGACCTGCCAGATTTTCATGGGGTACATATCTGTTAAGCTTTCCCCAGCCGGCAGCTGCGAAACGTCATACATCACCTGCGGGCCACTGGATATGGCCATGTTATTGATCAGTGACCGCGCCGCAGCATTGACCGTATCCTGACAATCCCCGATTATTTCCGGTACACCTGACCCCCATAAAGAGCCGTTTCTTTTCCGGAAACTGGCAAAATGATACGGGACCTTTCCCATAGGATCGCCATTGATCTCGGCCTTGATCACATATCTGCCGATCAGCCAGATTTCCACGGAATAGTCAGCAAAAGGGTCTTCTATCTGTTCCGGGGTCATGCCGTATTCCAGCAACATCAAACCCTGGACAGAACCCCAGAATTGGAGCGCATCAATCCGGTTATCCGGACTGCGCCATTCGTTCGGTCGGTTTTCCAGCTCCTGCCTTGTCAGATCATTTGCTACACTCAACCATGAGTTTTGCCCGGCCTGGCCGTATTCGGTGAGCACCATCCGGATGGCATCATCATCATACCCCTCAACCCCAATAAGACTTGTAAGGTACTTTCTGGTCAACCTGTGCCGTTCCAACAGCCCATCTTCCGGGGACTGGGCGCTTGCAAGGGGATATATATCAAGAGGGGAAACCCGGTTGAAATCAATCATGGCCTCGGTCCGGACCTCAACGGGTGACTGGTCCTGCTCCTGGAACTGCTCCTGCCCTGGCATGACCGGCTGCTGCTGCTGATCTTTCCAGCGCATCACCTTCTTTTTCCGGATAACAGGGCCTTTAACAATTCCAGACGGGAAGGTGACAATGTCGTCAATGGCATCGCCGACAGCATCCTGCCAGTTGGCTTCCACCAGCACATCATCCAGCTTCCTTTCAATCCGGTCCCTGGCCTCTTTGGCTGCGGCCTCCATTTCATCTCTGATCTGGCCGGCCATTTCCTCGGCCCTGACCTGCATGTTTTGCAGCATCCATTCCCTGGCCTGCTGTTCGTTCTGGATGGCCCCGGCCTGAATCTCTATCATCATCTGCTGTTTCATGGTCTGCTGGGCCTCCATCATTACCGCGACCTTTACTTCCTGCATCTGGCCTGGTTCCAAGTCCGGTACCGGGGTTGGCTTCACACCCCATGGCTTATCCCCCGGGGGAAAGAGAATGTCATTCATCCACGCAGCCACGGCATTACACTTTTCGTCCGTCAGCATCATGTAGACCTCGGACCCGCCGTATGATCTGATCTGTTGTAACTTGGACGGTGAGTATTCCCCAGCCCTGGCCCTGAGCGCGTCGATCATTTTCCTTTCAACCTTGCGCTCTTTGGCTTCCTTGGCTGACTGCCAGCAATCCATCACATACTTGGACAGGCTCAGTATCTCCGGCCGGTTCTGCCGATCCTGGGCTTCTTTGGCCGCCATGGCCTCCTGCTGTTCCAGTTCCGCGTTACTCTGGTATTCGATCATTGCCATGTCTATGTCCACCCGTCTGCTGATTGTTTTTGCACTGTGACTGCCGCGCCCTGGCCCTGCCGGAACTGATGTCCCATTGCCAGGGTTTGGAATGCGTCTGCGCCGTTTGAATTTTCGTCATGTAGGGGGGTTGTGCGGTATGATTGAAGGTGCTCGTTCCATTCTTTTCTGTACCCTTCCAGCCGCTCAATACCCTGAGAGCACTTTGTTTCGTCAAACCAGCACACGGAGAAAATGCGCCTGGCTGCGTTGATTGAATCGATTTTTACCTTGACCCGGGGTATCCGGATGAAGTTCAGACCTATTTCTCTGGCTGACTGCCAACGGGATTTGCCGCCGGCACCTAATTCCCTGACGCCGATGTCATGGGGAGCATAATGGGCAGTGTAGTGATACCCGCGCTTCTGGAGAATGTCCGCGTAAAATTCAAACCCTTCGCCGTTGTTTTCGTAATAGTCAATAACATGAATCTCACGGCCCACATCCTGGGTGAACCAGATAGCCATCGTGTCATCCATCCCCAGGTCCCACCAGGTTTTAACCCCGATGCCAACTTGGTAAGGCACAGAACATATTCTTTTTTCCTCCCTGGCCTTGGACAGTTGTGTGGCAAAATAGGCCCCTTTGATCGCCTGCTCGAATGCTTCCTCTGGGGTTGAGGGGTTCTCCCGCTTCATATCCTCACCCAGGATGTTCCACTTTGAAACGTACCACCACCGCTTGGGGTTACTCAGCTTCCTGCCGATCTTGGCCTCGATCTCCCGGAAATAGTCCAGCATCGCCTGGCTGATCGGAACGGCTTCATCGGCTTCATTGTCTGTATTGTCCCACCAGGGGAAAAAATGGAATTTGGGCTCTGTCCTTGTGGGTTTTCTGCCCTGCTTATCCCGGTTCTGGGCGTCCTGGCAGAAATCGTAAAAGTATCCGCTCTTACCTTCAGCGGTTGATTCGATAAACCACAGGGATTCACCTGTCTGTGTATGGATTGCTTCCAGAGATCCGGTTACAATCTCCCGGGCCTTTTCCGGATACCTGGCACACACTTTCCCAAACTCTGAAACATGCAACAGGTTCATTGTCCCGGACCGCATGGACGTACCGACAGAGATAATGGAGTTGTTTTCAAACTCAATTTCTGTCTTTGATTTGGATTTTGTCTGTCTAAAATCTTTGACCAGGTCCGGAAGGTTTTCGTAGGGGTACAGAATCTTGCGGCGGAATATTTTGGAAACGTCCTCGCGGTTATGGGCGATAATACCCGCCTCGGTGTCATCGACGAACAGGGCAGCATCTAAGATGAAAATGTCAATGAAGGTGGTAAAACCCCTTTGCCGGCATTTCAAAATCAGGTTTTGGTACCACATTTCGTCATACAGCCGGGTCTGCTCGGCATTCGGCTCAAACAGCACCCGCTTGCCGTACCGATCAATGATGTAGTAAAAATTATTGATCCGCCACCAACGGTCCACCACCTTTGCAAACATCTCGTCGTAGGACATTTTTTCAAGAATATGGGCTTGTTGTTTTACTATCGGCGCATCATCCTCCCACGGATCATATTTCAAAGCAGCGGTCATTCTCTGGGCTCCGGCAAACCACGGCCATTGGCCTGGCTGATTGTCTGGAAAAGGTCACGCATGAACTCTTGACGGGCTTCCTGGTCTACCTGGCCGCGCTGGGCGTTGTCTTTTTCGTACAGTCCAAGGTATTTATCTAAAGCATCCAGGGCCTTGTTTTTGTCATGGTTTTTGAACTTCAGGATCTGGGCGGGTTGGCCGTCTTCACCGACGGTTGATTTAATATCTACCCCGGACAGTGCAGCCGCCACGTCGGGTGATATTTCCGTGATCGGCTTCATTGTCCCGTCAGGGTTGAACATGTCCAGGGCGTTGAAAAATGCCAGCTTGGCCCGCTCCCTCAAAACCCGGTCTATTGTGATGTCAAGATTGTTGACCCGTTTATCGCGCTGTTTCTGTATCGCGACCTGGATTTCAGGTTTCTTCAGGTTCTCATGGCCTGTGCGATCTGCGGTCCTCGGTGAATACCCGGCCCGCCTGGCAGCAGCTGAGGCGTTAAGGTCCACAAGGTACTCTTTGACGAACATTTCCTGTTTCGGTGTCAATTTTCCCTTTTTAGCCAATTTCACAACCCCTTGTTTTTATTGGGTCGGATCAACATTTTTCTTCGAAAAGTA